CTCTTAGCACAACAAATGATTTTTTTCCGGCTGCTAATACAGCCCCAACATATGATTATCAATCATATACAAGAGCCGGGGCATATATATTGTATAGAGATGAATCATAATCATAAATACTATAAAACATAAAGAGGAAATAACAAATGACAATAAATGCGAGTTCATATTTTAGACCATGTGATTGTGAAGGTGGTTTAATCGAAACAGACACTACTATATATTTGGCACCATCAGCATCATCAGATTCACCAACAGGTGTCATAGGCTCCGATGTTACTGGTGATGGTACAGAATTAAGACCATTTTATAGTATTAAAAGGGCTATGGAATATCTTGAAGATTATAGAATTAAAATTGGTGTATATGTTACGATTGAAGGATTGGAAGGTATTTATAGATATAATGATTCTCATAAAGTTGAAATTAAACATAAAGATGCTAAATATATAAATGTTAAATTTAATATGTCTTATACAAATACAACTGCCGTAAATGGATCTACAATAAATGTTGTTAATGATTCTACAAATAAAAAGTATAATGTTACTATAGAAGTTAATGATGTTAGTGGTATCAATGTTGGTGATTATATTAGATCAATGTGGGAAAGATGGTATCCAACTAAAGTATCTGTTGATGGTTATTATAAGGTAACAAGCGTGGATACTGCTAATAAAAAAATAACATTTGAAATTGTACCGTATGAGTATGATGATACTGTATATTCATTCTTATCAACCGTTGATAATGATAATTGGAATATTAGAAGATATAAAAGTATTATTCTATTGGATAATACTAATGATACACCGTTTCTTAAATCTAATTATGGTTTTGGTATTGTTAATATGTCAATATCAGATATAAATTATACACATGATTGTGATTGTTTACAAATTTATGATGGAATTTTAAATGATATTACAATAAATGTTTCGGGTTTCTATGTAGGAATGAAACTTGAAAACTTAAAAATAACATTTGACTCAAATGGTTTTTGGTCATCAAGTTGTTGGTGTGGTATATATATGACAGATTGTACATTAGGACAAGCATATATGAGTATCGGTGATGGTGCAAATGGTATAATATGTAATGGTAGTTATGCAACATATTCTGATACATCAAGAAGAACGGCAATTCATAATAATTCGTGGTATGGTTATGTTGTTAGAAGAGCATCATCACTTGTTACGGATAATGGTACTGGTGGTGGTTGGCGAATTATTAATTGTTCATATAATAATATAGATGGTTTTTCAATTTCTGATGGATCTAATTTATTTGGATCTGGTTTATATGCCTCATATAATACCAATAATGGTATAGCATTTACTAATTCAACAGGTATACTTTTTTCAAATTATAGTGATGTATTCACCCAATGTATATTTGAACATAATGGTGATAATGGTATTTTTATTAAAAATTCTGATGTAAATATATCATGGTGTATTTGTAGATATAATAGTAATAATGGGGTATATGGTAGGTTGTCAAATATTATAGTTGATGCATATGTCTCAGGTGGAACAACATATTCTTCATATTTTGATACAAACACACAAAATGGAATGTATCTCATAGAATGTTCATCATCTATTGAAAATACTACTATATATGATAATAATGGTAGTGGTATACATTGTACAGAAAGTAATACTTTAAATATGGATAATTCTTTTGTATATAATAATCAAGGATATAATATATATGGGTGGAGTAATAATGATGCCACAATTAATAATTCACAAATTAGTGGTTCACAAGCCGGTATTTATTTTGAAGTAAGTTGTAGATTATATATAACAAATAGTGAAGTAACAAACGCATCTAATAGAGGTATTGTATTACACAGAGGATCATCATGTTATGCAAGTAATATGAATATTCATAATAATACTGGTGATGGTATATTTATATATAAAAATTCATCATTAGGATTACAAAATTCTGATGTGAAAGATAATACTGGATGGGGTGTTTATATAACAGAATGTAGTCAGTGTAAAATAAACAATGATTCTGGTCATAATATAAGTGGTAATAATAATGGTAGTGTGGCATGTGCTTATAATAGTAATTGTGATATAAATACAGCCAATGCTATTAGTGGGTTTAGTCCATCAGTAAATACTACACCATCTTATACAAATTCAAATGGTGGTAATTATATTCTTTATAACTAATAAAATGAATAAATTATTACATTATATATTTAATTATAATAAAATGATAGAAAAATATGTTTAATTTTTTTAAGAAAAAACAGCCTCTAACTGAGGAAACCAAAGCCTTCAAAAATAAGGGTAAGGAAGGTGTATCTAAAAAATTCATCGAAAACACCCGCGGTGAAGGATTTGATGATATTCTTGATATTGGATATGGTAAAGAAACTGTAGGAAATTTTAATTCTTTTTATAGAAATTTTATCAACACACAGTTTGCTTCTAAAAGATCCAAAATACAGAATTATAGAGTTATGGCTGATATGCCAGAAATATCCTCAATTATAGAAGATATTTGTATTGAATCAACTCAAGAAAATCAGAATGGTAAGATTCTTGAACTGGATATTCTTAATCAAGAGATTGAATCTAATGAAAATACTGTTAAGAATATCCAGATGGAATTCGATGAATTGTTTCATAAAAATCTTAGAATAAATGATAACATAATTGATTTTGTAAGGACTTATTATATAGATGCAGAATTGTATCTTGAACGTGTTATCAATACTGGAAAACCATCCCTCGGTATTCTTAAACTTAAAAGATTGCCGACTGAAACAATGGATTATTTAACAGATCCAGATACCGGTAGAATATCAGCATTTTTACAATACAAAAAAACAGAGGTTAAAGCACCGGCCACAATAGAAGAGGCTTTACAAAATAATGATATAATAGTTTTTTATCCAGAACAAATATCATATATAGATTATGGTATTTATGCAGGAACAAAAAAGAATGTAATAGGATATCTTGAGAAGGCAAAACAGCCATTCAATCAATTGAAATTGATTGAAACGAGTATTGTAATATATAGAATTGTAAGATCACCAGAAAGACTTGTATTCAATATTGATACAGGTGCGATGCCAAAAGATAAAGCCCTTAAATTTGTTGAAAAGATTAAACAAAAAATGGCCCAAAAAGTTGAATTTGATTCACAAACAGGAACACTTAGGAATCAACCAAACATTACAAGTTTGATTGAAAATTATTTTTTACCACAATCGTCCGATGGTAGAGGATCAAGTATTTCGTCTGTTGGTGGTAACCCATCAGGGTTTTCTGAGCTTGATGATTTGTATTATTTTGCAAGAAAATTATACATAGCACTTAAATATCCGATTTCAAGAGTGATAAATGCCGAGGAAAGAAGGCCAGGTGATACATTATTTATGGGATCACAAACAGGTGAAATAACCATAGACGAGATAAGATGGGCTAAGTTTCTGGAACGACATCAAATGAAATTTTGTCAGATGTTTACAGAATTATTTCTTGTTCATCTTGAATTTAAAGGATTAAAGAAAGAGTATGATCTCTCCATCAATGATCTTAATGTAGTAATGACACCACCAAATGAGTATAAATCTCAAATGGAACAGTCATTGCTCGAAACAAGAATGAATAATTATAATAATTTATCAAATAACCAAGAGTTCAGTAAAACATTTCTGATGAAAGAATTTCTTGGATGGGATGATGATATGATCAAAGCAAACGCTCAAGGGTTTAAGGACGATGAAAAATTTTTACCAAAAGACGAAGGATATTAAATAATATATTTACATATTACATGAATACATTTATATTATATTAAAGGGGACAGGGTTCGCTACCTTGAAAGTGCCTGTTTCACTTTCTTACCCTTTATTATATATCATTTAGTCTAAACAGGAGACACATCAAAATGCCCAAGTCAAAAACAACAGAACAATTCATCATTGATGCTTATTGCAAACATGGTGATAAATATAATTATAAATTAATCGAATATAAAAATAACAAGATAAAAGTAAAAATAATATGCCATAAACATGGCATATTTGATCAAAGACCAAATGCTCATTTAAGAGGGCAGGGATGTAAAAAATGTGTTATAGATTCTCAACGAATGCATATTGATGAGTTTATAAAAAAATCAAAACTGGTTCATGGTGAAAAATATGATTATTCTTTAGTAAAATATAAAAATTGGAAATCTAAAATTAAGATTATATGTCCAGAGCACGGTGTATTTGAACAACAACGTAATAATCATTTACGTGGTGATGGTTGTCCAAAGTGTTCAGGTGTATTCAAACCTAATACTAATGAATATATATCGAGTGCGATTGAAGTTCATAATGGAAAATATGAATACAATCTTGTAGAATATAAAAAATCACACACAAAAATAAAAATCATATGCCCTATACATGGTGTATTTGAACAACTGGCAACAAATCATATCCAAGGGCAAGGTTGTCCTAAATGTGCAAGTCATATTTCTAAAGCAGAATTAGAGTTACAAGAATGGTTAAAACGGTATATAGATATAGAAACAAATAATCGTTCTCTTATATCCCCTTATGAACTTGATATAATCATCCCATCACATAAAATTGCTATTGAATACAATGGTCTATATTGGCATGGTGAACAGCAAGGAAAAGGATCAAAATATCATTTGAATAAGTATCTTGCTTGTAAAGAGAAAGGCTATAGACTTATTCAGATATGGGAGAATGAATGGCTATTTAAGCAGGATATAGTAAAGAGTATACTGATTAATGCTTTAGGCAAGACACCATATAAGATACATGGAAGAAAGTGTAGGATAGTAGAGATAAGCCCATCTGTAGCAAGACCCTTCTACAATGATAACCATATACAAGGGTTTAATGGTGGTAGGCATATAGGTCTTAGATATGAAGATGAACTCGTTTCATTAATGACAATAAGAAAAGATGGTGAATTATGTAGATTTGTTAATAAAAAATACCATAATGTATATGGTGCCTTTAGCAAGTTATTAAAGGCATTTATTAATGAAGGATATTCATCTATTTATACTTTTGCTGATCTTAGATGGTTTACTGGCAATGTATACAGTATGAATGGATTTGAGTATGTATATACTATTAAACCAGGATATACTTACTTTAAAGATATGATTATATATCATAGAAGACACTTTCAAAAGAAACAAATAGAACATAAATATAATAAAGGAGAATTATCTTACTTTAATCCTGATGAAACAGAATACATTAATATGCTTGCTAATGGTTATGACCGTATATGGGATTGTGGTAAGATAAAATTTGAATACCAACATTAAATACTAAAAATAATTCATATAATATTTTTACCTCACTAACACCCTAATACTTTTATTAGTATTAGGGTATTTTATTGCATATGTGTGTATTTTTGTCAGAAATATATAAATACACATAGATATAACAATTAAAGGAGATTTTAACATGGATAAAGATAAAATTGTACAAGCATTTGATAAATTTGTGGATGATAAATACGCAGAATCAGAAGAAATTCTCAGAAAAGAGATAAAATCGGCCATTAACGATCATTTAAAAGATAAACTTGAACTTGAGGATGATCCAATTCCTGTAGAAACGGATAATGATACCGATGATTCTGATAATTCTGGTGATGATTTGGATGATGAATAATCCACAAATCCATAAGGGGATATTATGAAAGAATTAAAACTTATAACAGAAACAAGTTCCGTAATAGAATTATGGGAAAGTAAGTCAAAGACACCTTATATGATAGGTATTTTTGCATCGGCTGAAACTAAAAATGCCAATGGTCGTGTATATGATAAATCAGTTCTTGAAAGAGAAGTAGAAAGATTTATTCGTGAAAAAGTAAACACTAAATCGGCATGGGGTGAACTTGGTCATCCAGATACATCAGATATTAACCTTGATAATATTGCAATGATTATTGAATCATTGGAATGGAAGGGTAATGATGTTTATGGAAAAGCAAAGATACTTGATACACCAAAAGGTCAAATACTTAAAACTCTTGTAAAAGAAGGTAATATTGGTGTTAGTACCCGTGGTCTTGGAACTGTAAATGAATCTGGAAGAGTTAATGATGATTATACTCTTATCACTATTGATGCTGTTTCGGATGCATCAAATCCTGGTAGTAGGTTTGTAAATGGTATACTTGAAGGTAAAACATTTACACTACCAGAAAAAGATTTATCTATTGATGAAGCGAGAGAGAGATTATTACAGTATCAAAAAAATCTAATTGATAAAATTGTTAAGAGTATCTAATGGATACACTTTAATTCAAGTATTTCGGTATATTTAATCACTTTCTATTATTATTGAAATACACTGATAAATATACATAAGAAATAAAGAATGGTTAATGGGTAATCCAGTGAAAAACCCATGAAAATTTTAGAGAGGTTTCAATAAAATGGATAAAATTTTTGAAATGCTTGGTGTTGAAAAACTTGACGAATCTAAGCAGACAGAACTAAAAGAAACCTTACGAACAGTAATCGAATTGAAAGCTCAAGAAATTGCTGAAAGTAAGGTAGATGCTCTTGTTGAAGAAAAGAAACAAGAGTTGGTAGAACAGTATGAAGAGAAATTCAATTCATACAAAGACAGTATCACATCAAAGTTTTCAAACTTTGTAGATAATGTTCTTGATGAAGAAATGATCATTCCTGAAAATGTACTTAAATATGCCAAACTTGGTGAACTTTACCATGATCTTATCGAACAATTTAAGATGAGATTGGCTATAGATGAAGGTATGATTCAGGAAGAAGTGAGAGAGATGCTTAAGGAAGCACGTGATGAGATTGTTGCACTTAGAGAATCACTTGATGAAAATACAGGAAAGGTTCTTGAACTTGAACAAGATGCTTCTGAAATGGCCGCTCAACTTTATATCCGTCAAAAGTGTGATGGATTGACAGAATCACAAAAGAAGAAAGTAATTGATCTTCTTGGTGATGAAGTGATTAAAGAAAATATTGATTCAAAATTTGAAACTATTATCGAATCTCTAAATCTTTTGAAAGAAGAAAGTGATGATGATGACGATGATGATGAAGGTTCCTCAACCGATCGCGATGGTGACGGTGACGGAGTTTTTGAAGCCGTATGTACAGAATGTGGTAACAAGGAATCCGTTAAAGAGGGTGATGATATGAAATGCCCCGAATGTGGTGGCAAAATGAAGAAAGCAACCGATAAAAAGGTTGATGAGTCTAAAAAGACTTTGAATGAGTCAAATGCGTGGGAACTTCACAAAAACATTTGGCTTGACGCTTTGAAGTCTGAATAATAAGGAGAAAAATAATGGAAAAGATTGATGTAAAAGCTTTGGTTAATAAATGGAGTGACGTTCTTCAAGAAGGTTCCGACATTAAGACCAAACATATTGAAAAAATTACAGCTATTATGTTGGAAAACGAACTTAGTTATCTAACAAATGGCAAGATGTTGTCAGAGGGTACAACTTGGAGCCCAACAACTGATGAACCACAAGGTGCAGTAAATTATCAGAACTCTGGTGATGCCGATTTTTATAAAATTGCTATCCCAATGGTTCGTAGAACATTCCCTAACCTTTTGGCCCATGAAGTAGTTGGTGTTCAACCACTTACCGCTCCTGTTGGTTTGGCATTCGCTCTTCGTTATAGAGCCGATCAGACATATGCAGGTGCAAGAGGAACAGAAGTTGGTTATAATACCATTGATCCTTACTACTCTGGTAATCCTGCAACTTCTGCGGCATTTACAAGAGCTGAAGGTGAAGCACTTGGTTCTAAGGCAGTTCCAGATGTAGGAACTCCACCAAATGAGTTTCCTGGTGTAACTGGTGGTCTTGGAATTGGAAACGGATCTGGTATTCGTGAACTTTCCATGACACTTGAAAAGGCTCAAGTTGAAGCCGGAACACGTAAACTTAAAAGTCGTTGGTCAGTAGAAGTTGCCCAAGACTTGAGAGCGATGCATGGTCTTAATCTTGAAGAAGAAATGATGGATGTTCTCGCTTATGAGATTACCGCTGAAATCGATCGTGAACTTATTGCCAAGATCAAAGGAGCTGCTGATCTTAACGCATCTTCACAAACAGTAAACTATCAAACTGACTTAGATGGTCGTTGGGAAGCTGAAAAATATAGAAATATCTATAATCTTCTTATCAGAAAATCTAATCAAATTGCTATTGACACTCGTAGGGGTGCTGGTAACTTCGTAATCGCTTCACCAACCATGTGTGCAGCCCTTGAAGCTACTTCGGCATTTACCGTTTGGCCTACAAATGAAGACATTAACACCGCTACAACTGGTGTAGCTAAAGTTGGTTCTCTTGATGGTCGTATGATGGTTTATCGTGATACCTTCGCTACTGTTGATGATGTAGTTGTTGGTTATAAGGGTGCATCTTCATACGATACAGGTATCGTATATCTTCCATACATTCAGTTGATGGTAAGTAAGGCAACTTACGAGGATTCTTTTCAACCAAGTGTGGGGTTAATGAGTAGATATGCTATTCATGAACATCTATTTGGTGCACAGAACTATTACATTAGAGTTCAGTTTAATAATATGAACACACCATAAAAAATATAAAAAATATATAATAAAAAAACCCCTTATCAATTTATAATGATAAGGGGTTTTTTTATTTTTGTTTGACATTTATGTATAAAAGGTATATTATGAATATAAATAGCGATAAATATAATTATATACATAATCAATAATGCCTAAAAAATTAACAAAAGAAGAGTTTATAAAACGTGCCAAAGCCATTCATGGTGATAAGTATGATTATTCTTTAGTAGAGTATGAGAATAGTAATACTAAAATAAAGATTATATGTAAAAAACATGGTATATTTGAACAGAGACCTAACAATCATTTAAATTTAAAACAAGGGTGTCCAAGATGTGATCGATATAAAGGTATTGAACGATTTATCACAGATGCTTATTGTGTGCATGATGATAGATATAACTATGGATTAGTTGAATATAAAAATGCAAAAACTAAAGTAAAGATCATCTGCCCTGTTCATGGTGTATTTGAGCAAAGGCCGGATCATCATTTAAATGGTCATGGGTGTCGAAAATGTGCCAATAAAAATAATCAAAAATTTTTATCCGATTCTATTGATGATTTTATAGAAAAATCTAAGATCATTCATGGCAATAGATATGATTACAGTGATGTGATATATAAAAATCAAAAAACGCTTGTAAAAATTATATGCCCGATTCATGGTGTGTTTGAACAATTACCAGATTCACATTTACATGGTTGTGGTTGTCCTAAGTGTGCGTGTATTATTTCTAAACAAGAGACAGAATTACAAAAGTGGATAGAAAAAATAATGCCTAAAAAACTTACAATAAATCAATTTATAAATCGTGCCAAATCGGTTCATGGTGATAAGTATGACTACTCATTGGTTAAATATGTTGATGGATCAACAAAAATTAAAATCATTTGTCCTGAACATGGTATATTTGAACAAAGACCGCCGGATCATTTAAGAGGTCACGGATGTAAAAAATGTCAATATAATAAATTACATAACAACAAAAGAAAAACCACAGATCAATTCATCATTGATGCCTATTGCAAGCATGGTGATAGGTATAACTATAAATTGGTTGATTACAAAAATGCAAAAACTAAAGTAAAGATCATATGTCATGAACATGGTATATTTGAGCAAGTGCCAAGTTATCATTTATCAGGTAATGGCTGTCCAGAATGTGGTATTATAAGAGATAATAAAGGAGTAGAATATTATATTAAATTGGCCAAAAAGGTTCATGGTGATAAATATGATTATTCATTGATTAATAATATAATATCATCATATGATAAGGTTAATATAATATGCCCTATTCATGGTGTTTTTGAACAAAGGATGAATAATCATATTCATAGAATGTCTGGTTGTCCTAAATGTGCAAGTCATATATCCAAACAAGAGACAGAACTACAAGAATGGTTAAAGGATGATATTGATGTTGTATTTAATGACCGTTCTCTTATATCCCCTTATGAACTTGATATAGTCATCCCATCTCATAAAATTGCCATTGAATACAATGGTCTTTATTGGCATAGCGAAACTGTTGGTAAAGATAGAAAGTATCATCTGAACAAATATAATCTATGCAAAGAAAAAGGATATAGACTTATTCAAATATGGGAAAATGAATGGCTATTGACACCAGATATTGTAAAATCTTTTTTATTATCTGCCATTGGTATATATAAATATAAAATAGGAGCAAGACAAACATCCATACAAAAAATATCGTCAAAAAAAGCCAGACAATTTTATAATGATAATCATTTGCAAGGATTTCAAAGTGGTATACATCACGGATTAATATATGATAATGAACTTGTATCACTAATGACTATAAAAAAATATAAAACTGGTAATATGTTAGAAAGGTTTGTTAATAAAAAATATTATCAGATTTATGGATCATTTTCAAAATTATTAAATTCATTTAATATTAATGATGATTTATATACTTTTGCCGATATTAGGCATTTCACAGGTGATGTGTATTATAAATGTGGTTTTAAATATGTTCATACCACAAAACCAAATTATTGGTATTTTAAAAATAACTCGATAATTGTATACCATAGAAGACATTTTCAAAAGAAAAACATAAAAAGAAGATTTGAAAATGGTGAACTCAAGCATTTCAATCCTGATAAAACAGAATATCAAAATATGATTGATAATGGTTTTCATAGAATATGGGATTGTGGTAATATAAAATTTATAAGGAAATGTAAATGAATGAAAAATATAAAGAAGACAAATCTGATCCACAAATGAATGTAGATATATTAAATGCTGAATTTAATATAGAACAATCAAATAATATTGACAAGCAGATTCAAGAAGTTCAAGAAATGAGAAAAGAACTTAAAGAACTTGAAGATGATATGCCAGATGTAGATAACATTATACTTAATAATATAGATAGGGCAAATAGGATACTTGATAAAATAGAAATGGATATTATGAATGGGGACCATTCGGCCAGACTTATTGAAGTTGTTGGTCAGCTTATAAATGCTGTAACAAGTGCCGCCACCAGTATAACAGGTATATCATACAATCAGCAAGTTATTGATAATAAAAATAGGGCATTAGATATTAAAGAAAAACAATTGGCAGTTAGAGAAATTACCAAAGGTGCTGAAAATGTTAATATAACCAATAATAATTTGGTAATGACGAGGGAAGATTTATTGAAAATGTTGGATGAATAGATATTTTATTCATCCAACATTTAGAGTTATATTATTCTGATTCCACTGTTGCTTCTTCTTCTGTTGGTATTTGTGTTTCTTGTGTTGCAATATTTATATCACCGGTATCATTACCAGTATTTTTATACGAATCGCTATATACATTACTATTGTCACCTGTTGTGACATGTGTTCCTGCAGCATTCATACCAGATACAGCAATATCCTTCATATTATTAGATTGTGTAATACCAAGAATAAGACCACCAATTCCAAGAACCATGCCTGTTGATTTTCTTACATTATCACCAAAACTGTCTGGGGCTTTGATTGGTTGTAATTGCATTGGTTTCGAATCTTTTGATGCCAACATTTTAACCATAGATCTCTGATTTTCCATATTCATAAAAAGAACTGGTAATAAAATGTCATCAGTTATATCCGGTGTTTTTGCAGCGGCTGTCAATGACTGTTGCATTATAATAGCCATTTTTTCTTGATGTTTTTGTTCATCAAGACGTTCTTTTTCTCTATCAATCTTATTCATTTGATATATTGCTTCATTTTGTTTTTGAACTGCTGTGTAGTATTCTTTTTGTCCACAGCCGGCCAACATCAATGACATTATTATCATTATTGATATAGTTTTTTTAATATTCATATTTATCTCCTTACATTTTATATGTATTTATGTAATTTTAGATAAAATTGTATTTATATTTTTTTCAAATATTTGTAACGTGCTATTATTTTCACATATAAAATCATAATCGAAATTTTCTACCATAGAATCTGATTTATGATTTTTTTCTGATTCATCGCATTGAACAAATATACTATAAAATTTTAATAATTTATTATTTTCACAATAGTTTTTAATCCTTTGTATTTCTTCTGGTTCTCTTATGTGAATAAATATAAAATAAATTTTATCGAATGGATACTGTATATTTTTCTGTATTGTATCATTTATTAACTTTATAATATCTTTATACGGACCATCAAACCATTTCACATAAAATTGTTTTAATTCTGATAACATTTGTCTATTTTTTTCATTCTTTATACCGTCCCATCCCATTTGTTTAGCAATATATTTAACTTTATCTATGCTACTGTGATTTATACAATTAAATTGTTTAGAAACTATTTTAACAAATGTATCTTTTCCAGATCTCGAATATCCATTTAATACTACAATTTTTAATTCATTCATATATACTCCTTATAAATTTTATCTTACCACAATCCCATATGCGATCATAACCATTAGCAAGCATATTTTGATATTCTGTTTTATCGGGATTGAAATAGGATAATTCACCTTTGTTATAATATCTTTCTATATTCTTTTTTTGAAAGTATCTTCTATGATATATATCCAAATCTTTAAACCAATTATATCTTGGTTTAACATGATATACATACTCAAATCCATTTTTTTCATATACATTACCAGTAAACCATCTAAGATCGGCAAAGGTATAAATGCTATTATATCCTTCATTAATAAAGGATTTTAATAATTTGGAGAAAGCGCCATATACATTATGATACTTCTTATTGACAAATCGTTGTAGTTCACCTCTACTATCAATTGTCATTAAAGATACCAATTTATCATTATACTTCAATCCTATATGTCTGCCACCCTTAAATCCTTGTATATGATTTTCATTATAGAAAGATCTTGCCTCTTTAGGTTTTACTTCTATTATCCTACACTTTCTTCCATGTATTTTATGTGGTGTTTTACCTAAAGCATTAATCAGTATAGATTTAACTATATCTTGTTTAAATAACCATTCATTTTCCCATATTTGAATAAGGCGGTAGCCTTTTTCTTTGCATAGATTATATTTATTCAAATGATATTTTGATCCTTTTCCTTGCTGTTCACCATGCCAATATAGACCATTGTATTCTATGGCTATATTATATGAAGGAATTACTATATCAAGTTCATATGGTGTTATTAATTGCCTATCATTAAAAATACATTCTATATCAAGAGAAGAGATGAATGATTGTAATTCTGTTTCTTGTTTAGAAATAATACATGCACACTTAGGACATCCTTGTCCTTGTATATGAGCATTCGGTGTCTGCTCAAATACACCATGAACAGGACAGATAATCTTTACTTTATCCCATGTGGTTTTATACTCTACCAAAGAATAATCATATTTATTATTGTGAATTGTGTTTGATTTTTTTACAAATAAATCATTATTATCAATATTTAATGACGATAATTTTTTATATTTGCATTTTGGACATCCATGATTTTTTAAATGGCTGTTTGGTATTTGTTCAAACACTCCATGATCAGTACAGATGATCTTTACTTTGGTTCTGGCATTCTTATACTTCACCAAAGAATAATCATACTTATCACCATGAACAGTTTTAGCCTTTTCAATGAATTGTTCAGTGGTCAATTTTTTTGATTCATTTCTTGTTTCATATGAACATTTTGGACATATATGTTTTAAATTAATATGGTTGCCAGGTGTCTGCTCAAATACACCATGAACAGGGCAGATAATCTTTACCTTAGTTTTATTATTCTTATACTTCACTAAAGAATAATCATATCTGTCACCATGAATCTTTTCAGCTTTTTGTATGAAATGTTTATAAAGTATTGTCATAGTATTGTATTTATATCATAAATACTTATAAATGTAAAGGATTATATTATGCCTATATATAATGAACAAGTAAAACGTCCTGGTGAAGAGCACGAATATACTATAGATCAGATAAAAGAACTAAAAAAATGCAAAAATGATATATTTCATTTTCTTTCGTATATAAAAATAATTCATCCAGATAAAGGAAGAATAGTTTTTAAACCGTATGAATATCAAAAGAAACTATTTAAGCTATTGGTTGAAGAACGATTTATAGCCTGTCTTATGGCAAGACAGATGGGTAAATCTCTTAGTGTAGGTGCATACGCATTATGGTATTCATTATTTAATGCTGATAAAGTTGTTGGTATTGTATCAAATAAAGAATCATCGGCCATTGATTTTTTATCTCGTATAAAGATAATGTATGAGGAATTGCCGGATTGGTTAAAATGCGGTGTTGTAGAATACAATAAGAAAACAATTATCTTTGAAAATGGGACTATTATTGTGGCTGGCGCAACATCTAAAAATGCCTTTCGTGGTAAAACGGCTAATATTATTATATCTGATGAGTTGGCATTCGTCGAAGGTGATAAGGCAGAAGATTTTTATATGTCAAACTATCCGACGATATCGGTGTCTAAACATGGTAAATTTATTGCTATTTCAACACCAAATGGTATTGGTGGTTTATTTTATGAATTGTATACTGGGGCTGAAAAGAAACGTAATGAGTTTGTTCCGTATAGAGTCGATTGGCGCGAACATCCAGAACGTGATGAAGAATGGGCAAGAATACAATTAAGAAATATTGGCCAAAGAAGGTTTGATCAAGAATATGATATTCAATTTCTTGGCTCGTCAAACACTGTTATTGATAAAGATTCATTACTAAGATTGAGTAATCAAGATCTTCCAGATCCAATATTTAAAGGTCTTAATGGTAGATTACGAGTTTATGAACGTCCTATTAGTGGGTCATATTATATTTTGGGTGCAGATCCTTCCAAGGGAACTGGTGAACATGATGCTGTTATACAAGTGTTAAGAGTATTAAGTATGAAACCATTTAAAACCAGACAGGTGGCCGTATTTCAAGATTCTAAGACTGATACTCATAAATTTGCATATATACTTAATTCATTATCAGAACAATATAATAATGCATTTATAATGTGTGAAAATAATGGCGAAGGTTCGGCTGTTATTCAGACATTATGGTGGGAAATAGAATGTGAAAATCTTGTTTGTGAAGGAACAAAGGCATCTAAGTTAGGTATAAGAGCTACAACAAAAACAAAACCAATTGCTGTTCTTAATATGAAAAAACTTATTGAAGATGGGTCAGTAGAAATAATCGATCCAGAAACAATCAAACAACTTACGGCTTTCATAGACAAGGGTAATAATAGGTTTACCGGTGATGGATTTCCAGATGATCTTGTATCTGCGTTATATTGGGGACTTTATTTCATGAAATTCGATATTCTTGATGAATCTATGGAATATAAAAAAAATGAAGAACTTGAAGATGAGATATGGGGATTTTTGTCAGATAAAGAATCAGGAGAACAAGAATATGAAGTATTACAAAGATGGTGATAAATATAAATACACATATAATAAGAGGTGATAAAATGAGTAGATTAACAAATGAAGAAGTTTATCAAAAATTTGAAGTTGTTCCTGATGCCAGATGTGACTTATGTTTTGGTGAAAATAAGGAATGTACTATTATAAAATTTAATTGGTTTTCAACAAAAAAGATATGTGAGGGATGTATTTCAAAACTTTTTAGATCATTAAGAAAGGATCAATAAATGGCTTGCACTAAACAACAATTGAGAGAGAGATTAATTCGCGGTCTCGGTGGTTCGATGTTAAAAATCGAATTGTGTATTGAAGACATAGATGATGCCATAATGATGGCCAGAGATTATTTTATTACATGGGCCGTAGGTAATGCCACACAAGAGGTATATTTCCTTCTAATGCTTGAAGGTGGTAGATATGTATATGATCTTCCAGTAGGAATAACGGAAGTGGTTAAGTATCATGACCATTTTGGGGGGTTTGGATTTAATGGATATGATGGAGCATATTGTGGTTATAATCCTCTATGGTATACCGGTCCTGAAACTGGCAGCACATCATTTTTTGCCCAATCTGATCCGTTCAGAGTTGGTCTTGGATATGCCGGTGGTGTTGGTTTTGGCGGGTATGGAGGATTGGCCAGTGATGGTAGTATGATAGGATCACCATATTCATTCGTTGATACATATGTAGCTCAAATGTATATATCTATGATACATAATACACGATCAAATAAATATTTATGGAGATATCATAGATCAACAAATCAACTTGAATTACATCCAACTCCTCAGTGTGGGAATAATCTAACAATAACATCGCCTTCCGGTGATGTTTATGATTCACCAAGTGCCGCCTATCCTTGTCCTGATGGTAATTATGAAGATAATACATATGATTCACCAGGATATGTTTTAATAAGAGGATATATGATTGAAGGATCGTCATTACCAACATACACACCTTGTCCATCTGGCGATGTTCAGTGTTCAATGTATCCTGATGTTTCTACTGAGGTATGTGAATGGTTGTATGCTCATCCTTGGATATATCAATATGCATTGGCATTATTAAAACAAAGACTTGGTTTAATAAGAAGGAAATATGCCAATTCAAATGTAATGGGCGGTGCCAATATATCATTGGATGGTGATTCATTGGTGTCAGAAGGGGCTGAAGATCAAAGAAGGCTTGAAGAAGAGATTGATAGTAAATGGTCCTATTGCGGATATGGAATTTATATAGGGTGACGGAGGTAAATTATGAACGTATTTGAAAAATATATAAATGAACAAAATAATGATGTTATAGATAATATAGTAAAAAATTAGCAAAATCTGGGTGGGGTGGTACTAATAAAAATAATTTAGAATCTGTTATAGAACGAATTATTTATGATTATAAAAAGATGGATGATCAATTAAAATCAATAATAAAAATAATATATTAAAATATTTTGTAATATATTTAAGATAATGAGAATATTTTTAAAATAACAGAATGTTTATTGGTTAATTTTTACATATTAAATAAAAATATAGTATAATTCAATTGGGGACAGGGTTTGGCCACCTTGAAAAGATGCCCTTAACATCTTTTCTTACCCATCTTTATTATTAAACTTTAAGGGAGTTTTAATATGCCTAAAAAAATAACAACAGAAGAATTTATTAAGAAAGCCAGGAATGTTCATGGTGATAAGTATGATTATTCTTTAGTAGAGTATAATGGCATCTATAAAAGAATAAAAATTATATGCCCTATACATGGCGTCTTTGAGCAAGTTCCAAAACAACATCTTAAAGGAAAGTCATGTTTTAAATGTGGTCATACTAAAGCTATAGAAAAACAACGAGTTACAACAAATCAATTCATAGATAAAGCTATATCCATTCATGGTAACAAATATGACTATTCTTTAGTAGAATATAAAAATGCAAAAACTAAAGTAAAAATCATATGCCATATACATGGTGTCTTTGAACAAAATCCTAATAACCATCTTAGTGGAAACGGATGTCCTGCATGCGGTAACATATCTATAAAAAATAAACAAAAATTAACCATCCAACAATTTATAGAAAAATCCAAAAAGATTCATGGAGATAAATATGACTATTCTTTAGTAGAATATAAAAATGCAAAAACTAAAGTAAAAATTATATGCCCTATACATGGTGTTTTTGAGCAGACACCAGATGGTCATTTAAGTAACAAAAGTTGTCCCAAATGTGCATGTATCATATCAAAACAAGAAACTGAATTACAATCATTCATCTCTTCTCTTGATATAGAATGTATTTTTAATGATAAACGGCTTATATCTCCATTTGAACTTGATATAGTCATACCATCACATAAAATTGCTATCGAATATAATGGCCTATACTGGCACAGTGAACAGCAGGGAAAAGGGCCAAAGTATCATTTAAACAAATATCTTGCTTGTAAAGAACAAGGATATAGACTTATTCAAATATGGGAAAATGAATGGCTATTTAAGCAGGATATAGTAAAAAGTATATTGATTAATACCTTGGGTAAAACACCATATAAGATACATGGCAGAAAGTGTAGGGTGGTAGAAGTCAACTCAAAAGAAGCAAGACCATTCTACAATGATAATCACATACAAGGGTTCAAAGGTGGTAGGCATATAGGATTGAGGTATGAAGATGAATTAGTAAGCCTTATGACCATAGATACAAGAGGTGAATTACAGCGATTTGCCAATAAAAAATACCATAATGTATATGGTGCCTTTTCTAAGCTGTTAAAGGTATTTATCAAAGAAGGATATTCATCTATTTATACCTTTGCCGATCTTAGATGGTTTACTGGCAATGTATATGAAAAAAATGGATTTAAATATGTGTATCATGTTAAACCAGGATACACATATTTTAAAAATATGGCTGTATATCACAGACGATATTTTCAAAAAAAACAAATAGAACATAAATATAATAAAGGAGAATTATCTTATTTTAATCCAGATGAAACAGAATACATTAATATGTTAAAGAATGGATATGACCGCATATGGGATTGTGGTAAGATAAAATTTGAATATCATGCTTACTTGTAATTGCACACCTATAGAATCTTGTTTGTCTGGTCAATCTGGTTGTCCATCAGAATGTGGTAATGATCCAGCATCAGCATCACAACCAATATGCACGCCACCAAATTGGTCAATGTATGATCTTAATTCCTGTGAACACAATCTTTTTGAAAGTTCATTATGCGAGATTACAGACATATCAGGATTTGTTATAGAGTATAGAGTTTTAAAACCGAAACATGATTATTTGTTCGGGGAAGATCCTAATAGCAGATTAAGTTATCCAGGTGTAACAAAATGTATCTATGCACCAGAAACAGAAACCACAATATTAGAAATTTTTGGATTAACGGCAGACGATACACTTCAATATATGACCATTCCAAAATCAATATTTGCAAGAGATCTTGGAATGGTGTTTACGGATACATTAGGACCGAGCGCATTTATCCAACCAAGAATGGGTGATGTAATTACTACATTATGGAATAATAGACATTATGAGATTGCATCTATTGATGAAGAACAGAATGTATTTCTTGGTAGAAAATTTACATGGGATCTTGTTCTAAGACCATTTAGATTTTCTGAACAATCTGATGAACATAGAGAAGTGCATACAGGATTTCCAGATGATCCATTTGAAAGTATTGTATCCGCTGGATACGAACCACCAGAAAAAGGTGAAGTTCCAGATCTTACAGAACATTTATATTTTAATGATGTATTTGGTGATAATGATAATATTGAAGAAGAAAGTGATAAAATACACGATTATAAAGACCCGGATTCTGCAGCATTTGGTGGTATATAATGAATAGGAGAATACAATGAATAAATTAATAGAAAAATATTTGATGGTTGATGGTATAGTTAAATTTACATTTAATGATGTAGAGATATGGAAAGGAAAAATTATATCTAAAAAAGGTAATAAGATTATTGTAAAAATTATTGATAATCCAGATTTTTTTAAACGTATTACCGGAAAAGATCCAGACAATGTAGAAATTACAAATACTCAAATAATTCCATAAAATTAATATGAGATTACAACAGTTTATATTTGAAAATAAAAGTATTACCTATGATGATATTATACGTATAAAAAATGATTGTGCTGAATATTTTTATGAAAGTAGATTTCTTCATAAAAATTATCCAATATATAGACGTATGAACAAGAAAATAAGAACTTATGATATTATAATACCACGTAAAAATAGAAAACCACTTGATACACCAAAAGAAATACATAAGAAACTTGATGAATTGTTTAAAAAAGAGTTTGGGTGGAAGGCGAGATCAGAAGGTGTCTTTTGTTCTGGTGATGCCCCATCTTCAGTTTATGGTGATTTATATTATATTTTTCCTATAGACAAATTTAAATATGTATGGAGCCCTGATATAAGGGATCTTACATTGGAATTAGAACGATTTGATATATTATATATTGAAGGTGATGGTAAATTTATCGAAGGTTATGATTATAAAAAATTTCATGAAATATTACCACAACTCGTATCAACATACAAAGATAATGATTTACAATCCGCATTAAGATCAGGAAACGAAATATCATTGAAATGTAAGAAATATTATGCTATTAATGCGTCACATTTAGAAAGTTATCCAGATTTATATGAAGAAATGTTTGAAGGTGGTCTTCCATGAGTAAAATAAAATCAATATTACTGAATGAGTCCTATATATCAGACGAACTTATTGATCAGATACAAGAGGACTGTAAGTATTATTTTGATAGAAATGGCAGGCCATTGCACTCATATCCAGTATACAGAGGTATATATCCACCAATAAAAACTATAGAAACAAAAAAACCACGTAAAGATAGAACACCTATAGATACACCAAAAGAAATACATAAGAAACTTGATGAATTGTTTAAAAAAGAGTTTGGGTGGAAGGCGAGATCAGAAGGTGTGTTTGTTACAGGATCAAGATCTCAGGCTGGCATGTATGGTGATCCTCATATTGTATTGCCTATAGGAAAATTTAAATATGTATGGAGCCCTTCAATACCGGATTTAACAGTATATCTTGAACGTGATGTTCATGTATTAATGCGAATACATGGTAAAGAAGAAATAATTATGGAACCAGAAGAATATAATAAAATTCTAAAAAATACAGTAAATAAATATAAATCCACAGATTTTGAGAATGCAATATTATCAAGGAATGAGATAATAATAAAGTGTGATAGATATTATCTTATAAATGAAAATTTTCTTGATATAAAATATAGAGATTTATTTTGGTGATAACATGAGACCACTCAAACCGGAAGAGGATTATATCGACCTTGTTGATAAGATTAAAGAGTATCTTAATACGGATGAATCAACTCTTATAAATTTTACTGATATAACCAGTGATGTTATCAAGGCTCTTGATGCTATGGAAAAATACGCCAATTCTATACCAGATGACGGATATAGAAATACATTACTAAAAAGTATTCATATGATGAGGATAAATCTAATTCAAATAATCGATACGATAGATGAATTAAATAATATAAAAGAGGACTAAATGGGTAGTGATATAAGACGACACGAACATAAGATTTTTGATGGTTATCAATATTACTATCAAGTAATGAGGAAGACCATTGTTCAGTTTCTTGATATATTTAATGATATAAAAATTGGTAGGTATGATACAGAAACAGGACAATTATTATCATTTGTGAAGGTTCCATTAAAATTTGCCCCTAAATCAAAAAATTGGTATTGGGTGGAAAAAATTGATTCATCTGGTCAGAGAATAAGAGATAAAGTATTACCAATTATAGGCATATACATGGTGGATGCTGAAATTGATAGTGGTCGCATTGTAAATAAACTACATTCATCAACAACCGGATTTCATGAAAGATATGGTGATAGACGGTTAATAAAAGAAAGGTTTGTCAGTCCAGTACCATATAATTTTGTATTTCAAGTGCAAATACTTGCTGAATACATGGTAGATATAGTTCAAATAATAGAACAGATATTGCCATATTTCACACCTAAATTAAATATAAAAATACAAGTACCAGAGCTTGATATAGATGGAAAAATAATAGAAGAACTTGATTTAAAAGTTATTTATAATGGATCAAATAAAGATGATTCTATTGATATTGGGCCGGATGAACTTAGACATTTACAATGGAACCTTGATTTTACTGTTGAAGGATATCTATTTCAACCTAAATTTGATTATCCTGTTATTAAAGAAGCATATACAGAATTTATTATAGGGTCTTTAAAAGAACCTGATAATATATGTGATCCAGTATCAGCCCCGTCAGGTGGTAATGTGACATTATTGAATACAGGCGTATCGGCGGAAAAGTTTCCATTAGACACGACAATTGATGAAGTGTCTGGATCTTTATACGATGAAAGTCTTAAATTATTATATACATATGAAAGTGATGAGGATTTATAATGGGTACAATACAAAATCTTAATAAGGCATTAGCTGGAAATTATGAGTTAATATTTCCCATAATACCTGTTGTTGATAAACCAAAAGATATGGATATTTTTTCATTAAATATTCATGGTACTGTAATACCATCGATGACAGTGGGGACAAGTGAACCAACTTGGCAGAATGCATCATTTCCATTGGCTATAGCTCCAACCACATTTGATCCTTGGTTTGTTAATTTTACGGTTGATTCTAATTTTTGTAATTGGTTCATATTATATAAATGGATTTTATTTATAAATAATCCAATGACAGGAAAAGAACATTCACATAAAGAATATGCTGTTGATGCCGAATTAAAGTTTATTAATAATAATGATAATGAAGTAATGAAAATAAAAATATATAATATTTATCCGACATTACTTAATGAGGTTCAATTGACATACAGAGATGGTTCAGAAAATCTTGATTGTGGTGTTAATTTTAATTACACAGCGTTTGAAGCTTATAGATTATAATAAACTTAAAACATTTTTTTATATAAATATAATATATAAAGAGTTATTTAGTGTAATTGTTATACTAAAAGATTAGGTAAAAGTCCTATATAATAAATGCTTATATAGGCAAACATAAGGAGAAAAAATTATGCCTTTTTATTTAAGTCCATTAGTAGATGTACAAGAAATCGATTTAACAACTACTATTCCAGCAGTTGCAACATCTATTGGTGTAGAAATACTTAGAAATACATATAAAGGACCGGAGATGAAAACCACATTTATTTCCAGTGAAGATGAACTGGTTAAAATGTTTGGTATGCCAACTTCAAACAGATATTGTTATGAAGATATTTTAAATGGTACAGGTTTTCTTAAATATGGTAGAAATTTCTATTGTACAAGGGTTATGCCTTTGTCAGCGACATTTGCAGGTATTCAAGTAAATCCTGTATCTGGAGCTCCAGCTTCAGGTGCAGCACCAAGTGCGAGTGATTTTTCACCGTATACAACACCATTTACGCTTCAAGATATTGGAAACAGAAGTGATCCTTATTTCGGTGATCCTGATGAATTTGGTGATGAAACAGTAACAAATGCATCAGATATGTGGATGATTGCAAGTTCCCGTGGTGAATGGGGTAATAAGATTAGAGTTGCTTTTATAAACAAGATAACATATGATCGACTTAATTCAACACCACTTTCGGGCATCTACAATGATCCTTGGTATCCATATGATGCTAATGATAATGTAAAACCAGAATGGCAAGGTCTTGAAGATCAAGCAACATTTTTTGATGTGATGAAACTTGATACTCCACTTGTTGATGATACAGATTTTGTTATTATCGTACAAGATATTGCACAAGGTGAAAAAACATATGAAACAAGAGAAGTATGGCTTGTTTCAACCGATCCTATGGCTACCGATGGTGAAGGTCAAACAAGATATTGTGAAACAATTATCAACAATGCTTCTGATTATATCAGAATTTCTCTTAATGAGACAATGATTGATCAACCTTGGATGACTGTAACACCTGTATGGGAAAATTTTGGTCAAGGTTCTAATGGTAAGGATTATGTAACCGGTCTTAATATGACTGATACATCAAATATTGATCCTGCAATCCAAATGCAAGCCCTTGATCTTTATGCCAATGCTGAAGATATTGATGTTAATATTTTTATTGATTCTGATAAACAAACAGAAATCAAAAAATATATGATTGATATCTGTGAAAAACGTAAAGATGCTATGGCAATTCTTGATTGTAAGAGAGAACACGTTGTAAATAATCGTGGAAACGAAGTTACTGATCTTACAGAATGGAGAAAAGGTATTGCAGCTTATATGTTGGATAATCTTAATGAAAATACATCATATGCAGCACTTTATGGTAACTGGTGTGAAGTATATGATAAATATAATCGTAAATATCGTTGGATTCCAATGGCAGGCCATGTTGCTGGAATTTACGCAAAAACCGATTATATGAGAGATCCATGGTGGGCACCAGCAGGTCTTAATAGAGCCATTCTTACAAACATCAGACGTTTGGCATGGAATCCTAAACTTGGTCATAGAGATATGTTGTATAAGGATGGTATTAATCCTATCGTATCTTTTGCTGGTCAAGGTAAGGTTGTATGGGGTCAGAAGACAATGTTGGATAAATCTTCGGCATTTAACAGAGTTAATGTTCGTAGGTTATTCATAGTTCTTGAAAAGGCTATCTCTACAGCCGCTAAATATTTCTTATTTGAATTTAATGATCGTATTACAAGGTCACAACTTGTAACAATGATCGATCCATTTTTAAGAGATGTTCAACAACGTAGAGGTATTTATGATTATCAAGTGGTTTGTGATGAAACAAATAATACACCTGAAAGAATTGATAGAAATGAATTATGGTGTACTATTTTTATCAAACCTACTCGTGTAGCAGAATTTATCGTTCTTCAATTTGTGGCCATGAAAACAGGCATGACATTTGAAGAAGCTGCCCAAGAAGTTATTAACTATCAAGGATAAAACGATGAACAGGGTATATCATTCTATTGATATACCCTGTTATATAAAAATATTATAACTATTTTTATACATAAATAAATAATAGATATGAATTAATATCTAAAAATAAAGGAGAATAATTAATGTTTAATTTAGCAAGTTTTATCTCAAATCAAACCGACCAAGACTTCGCAAGAGGTTATGTGTTCTATGTGGCATTTGAAGATAATCCATATATTAATACAGGTGAGAAAGGCAGATACCTTGTAAGATCATCTTCATTGCCTGCCAGTCAAATGGGAACTACAGAGGCAAATTGGCAAGGTAATGTGTACAAACTTGGTACAACAAACGAATATTCAGATTTTACAGTAGATTTTAATGTAGACATTGAAGATAATATTCGTAGGGATTTTCTTAAATGGAATGATGTTGTTCACGAAGTTAGAGATAATATGCATGGATCACCATTACAATATATGTGGACAGTAACACTTGAACATTTGAGTCATACAACTGGAGAACCAATTATGACTTATAAACTTCATATGGCATTTCCAACAAATATTGGAGAGCTTACATTGGATTATAGTTCAAAAGAAATCGCTCAATTTAGTGTTACTTTTGCATATCAATGGCACACTTACGAATAAAATTTATAATTAACTAAAAGGTGAATAAAATATGTCAAATCAATTAATACAGTTTTTAAATCCATATTCAAAACAGGTAGATCTACCAAGCATAGGCAAACCTGTTGAGATTAAACCAATCACAACAGGTCAGATGAAAAAAATACTATCCTATGAAGATGGTAACGATCCATTTATCATCGAAGATATTCTTGATGATATTATTACCGGGTGTGTAGTTAATGAATGGTTCAATGTTGATAATATTACAATCCAGGATAGATTCACACTGATTGTTGAAATTAGAAAAATCACAAAAGGTAATACTTATACATTTAATATAGAATGTCCTAAATGCAGAACAGAATTAATTAATAGTATAAATCTTGATGAACTTGAATTCATTCCATATCCAGAAAAAATAGATCCAATAGTTAAACTTACTGAATCATTATCAGTAAGTATGAAATATACTACAAGAGATATTCAAAAGGAAGCTATTAAGTTGGTAAATGGAATACCAAATCTTACTATTGAACAAAAAATGGCCGAAATGGCTACATATATGTATGCGTTATCTATGGAAACTTTTTATACACCAACAGGTGAAATAACCGATGCATCAATAGAAGATAAAAAAGAATTACTGGATAATTTGAGTGAGGATGTTTACGAAAATATTAACGAATGGTATAAAAAATTTGATTATGGGGTAAAATTTAAATATCAACCATTATGCAGATTTTGTGGATGGAAAAATGAAGAAGAAGATATACCAATTACAGGTTTTTTCTTTTAAGGCACCTGATAATATCAGGTGCCACCCTTGATTCCATAATGATGGAACAGTATTATTTATCAAAATATAGTAATATACCATATTCTGAATCATTATTTATGCCCGATTTTGAAAGAGTGTTATTGGTAAATATGGTATTAAATGATTTAAAGAAAAAGATTGGCGAATTTAGTGATATATAAATACCACGCTTCGTTTAAACGAAAGGATGTAAGGTCTAAAGGGTATATAATTCAGTACTGAATTATATACCCTTTTTATTTTTAATTATGAAAGTAACAGCAGAAGAATTTATAGCAGGATACGCAGAAATAGCGAAAAATACTGGAAAACCGCTCGAATCATTTCTAAAAGAAATAAAGGCCACAATGAAAATGTTGCCGGATTATAAGGATATTAATATGTCTAACAATGATATATTAAATATACTAAATAATACCTTAAAAGGGTTTGAAGATCAATCAAAAAATACATCAAAAGTGATAAATGAGTCTTTTGAAACATTAAAAGACGAGATGGAATCACAAACAAATGCTATTAAAGAACAAACGGCTAGTATTAAAAATGGGTCAAACAAAACATCAAATTTATTTAATAAAATGTTTGGTGTAGTATCACCAATAATGAAATCTGTTATTAACTCAAGACATATTAGCGGTCTACAATCACGCATTTCAAATGATATTGATTATATTTTTGGTAATATAAGAGAGTCATTGGCCCCAATAGGGTCTATTGGTAAGTTATTATTTACAGCTGTTGGTAATATTAAAAGTGTTATGTATAAGAAATCTGGTGGTGATGATGTATCACAATTATCTGAAATAAAAGAATCGATTAATGAAAATGTATCATCACAAAATAAAATATTGACTGCCAATGTTGATTTAAAAAAAATACTTAATGATATAAAAAATATAAACAATAAAACATTAGAAATACTTGCCGATATGTTTTCATTTCAAGTACAGGATGATCTTGAACAAGATAGGATTGATGCTAGAAATAAACAAAAAAAATCAAATGATGGTATAATATCAACTATGAAAGATTATATCATGGGTATGATGCAAGGTGCTATTGGGACCACTGGTATAGGAGGTATTTTTACAAAAATAAAAAATATAAAAATATTGAAAGTATTTAAACCTTTTGAAATGTTATTCGGATGGTTAAAACAACTTAGTAACTTTACAAGAACATCAAAAATATTCAGTATCATTAAATCATTTAAGATAGGGGCATTATCAAAATTATTTGGTAAACTATTCATGCCAATCACTATTCTTCTAAGCGTGTTCGATTTTATAAAAGGATTTGCTCAATCAGAATCTAATGATATACTTGGTAAAGTAAAAGATGGTATTAAAAGTCTTATTATTGGTATACTTGGACTTCCAGTAAAGATTTTTACATCATTATTGGGTTGGCTATCAGATAAAATATTTGGTACTAATGATATGGGCAATAAAATATATGAAAAATGGGAATCTTGGATAGATTTTATCACCGATATAGTATTCAAACCATTTGAAATATTAAAAGAAATATCTTCATACGGGTTTAGTAAATTATCAGAATCATTTATGATAGTTAAAAGATTTTTTGAAGATATTTATGATAGTATAATGACAGTATATGATAATTATATTCAACCATTGATTAATAAGATTATAGGTATTTTTTCTAATATAACCTCATATATTGGTGGTATATTTATGGATATATACCGTACAATTATATTATCCGTTGATTCAGTGTTTTCATTTATAGGTGATAAATCAAAGAGTATGTTTGATCCTATAGTTTCATTGTTTACTAAAATAGGTGAATTTACTACTAATATTGTTAAGTGGGTTGGTAATAAAATTAAGAATATACCAGTTGTTGGTAAACTTTTTATGAGCAAACAAGAAAGAAACACAAAAGATGAAAAAGAAATTTCCAATATAAAACAAGAAATTATCGATCTTGAAAATAAAAGATCAGAATTGATAAAGAAACAGAAGGAAAATACTTTATCAAGAAAAGAAAGAAGACAATTAAGTAGGATTGATTCTGATATAAAGAAAAAAACATTAAAAATAAATGATATTCGAGAAGATATATCGTCAAGAAAGGTCAAGATTACAAAGAAGAGAGCTAAAAAAGACATAAATGATATATTTAAATCTGGTGTTGGTATTGATGATTGGGGGGCTAATAAAATATTAAAACCACAAGCTTTACAAAAATATTCCAAAGAACAACTTCAAGGTATTCTTAAATATGGAAATTGGGAAAAAGAATCAGAACAAATATTAATGGAAGCCATTAAGAATGCTAAATCGGAAAAGGAACGACAAAATATACCATCAGCATCAGATATGTTTGTTAAATTTGAAGTCGGTAACGGCAAAGTAAGTGATCTTATTAATGTTGATGGGAAGTATGTAAGATATAATTACAATGAAGATCAGAAATATAAATGGACACCTGATGATATTAAAAAAATGTATAAAGATTACAAAGATGGTAAAAAAATATCTACTGGAACTGATTTTATCCCAAAAGATGAATCACATCTTAATCCAGAGTTTTTGAAAAAATATGGTAATAATCAATCTCTCGTAGATCGTATAAAGAGAGATGAAGGTTATAGATCTGATTTATATAGAGATTCAAGAGGATTTTGGACTGGTGGGTTTGGTACTTTAATATCAAAAGATAGAAATATTAGTAAAATTAATGCTATTAAGATAGCCGAAAAGAAATTTGGGTATAATCCAAATTTAGATGATGATACTAAAAAGGAAATTTGGGAAAAACAATTAAATAAAGATATAATAAAATCAAAAATTGGTATTGAATCGTTATCAAAACAAAAAGGTGTTAAGTTATCAGATAAACAAAAAGATATATTGACAAATATGGGATATAATATTGGTGTTGGTGGTGTTGGTAAGTTCCAAAAAATGTGGGATGCATTAAAAAATGGTAATATTGAATCTGCTGCCAATGAAATGGAGAAATCAAAATGGTATAATCAAGTACCACGTAGAGCCGGTGCATTGGCCGATGAGATGAGAAATACATCAGAAGATTTGATAAAGGCTAAAGTAATAGCCAAGAAAAAAGAAATAAATTCAAGATTGGCTATTAGTGAAAATATAAATAATGGTATGAAAAAAATGGACGATTCTATTAAAAAAGGTAATGAAAAACCAATAATAGTTACCACTCATGAAAAAACATCACCACCGGAACCACCGGAAGATATAGAAGCGATGAGTATTTTATGGTTAAATAAATCTTACGGTTTAGGGTAATAAAATGGGTATTAATTTTCAACAAGAATTTCCGAGAAGTGGATCGGCGAAAGATATAACAAGAATATCTATTGTTGCATATCAAATACAACAACAAAATTTAAATCCGAGAGACCCAAATCATATACAGAAGGGTGGTTTGTTATCAAGATGGTCTTTTATAGGATTTGAAGATTTGCAAGAGGCTATAACCCATAATTGGGAGCCTTACGATACAATGTTAGGGCGGGCTTCTGAAAAAATATCAACCGCTAAAAGTGATGCTACAGAAGTTGTCAGTATGGCCGGATCTATATCAGGTATAAAGGGAGGACAACCAGGAATTCTCAGTGCCGGCAATACTGAAGCAGCCAAATATAAAGTTGATACGCCATTAGTATATACTGGATCTCAAAGAAGACAAATAACATTTTCTTTTGTATTACAAGAATATAGAGATGCTTATGTCGATGTTCTTGAACCCATACATGAATTTCGTAGATTAAGCTGTGCTGGTATAGAAGGTCAAAGTGTTGATAAGATTGATTTTCCGGCAATTTTTTCTATAAATTCTATACCTCGACCATTTATACATATAAATGATGCGGCTTTAACAGATGTACAAGTTACTTGGAATTCTCCTCATATGGCAGGTGTTCCAAAAAAGGCTGAATTAACATTAACATTTACAGATATACGTCCTTTATATAAGTCAAGTTGGGGGGATTCGGATGGTAAAATAACGGCTACTGTGGATGCAACATCGAATATTAAAATTGGACCTAATGGTGTAAGAGGTTTATAATATGAGCGTAAAAAAATCCGGTAGAATATATAGCGATATAACAGGATACGAATTACCATTCTCATCCAGATTAAATGCGTATAATATACTCAAAATTACAGAAACAAATCAATATTTCTTAAATATATTCAAATATTTTGAAATTCCTAAAGATGTAAAAGAAAATGATGCGTTTTATCACAAACATATTTGTATTGATACAGAGTGGTGGGATAATATCAGTTATAAATATTATAATACAAGTTATTATTGGTATGTTCTTTGTGAGTTGAATGATGTTGTAAATCCTTTTGAGAGTTTATATGAAGGTAAAATGGTTAAAGTATTAAAAACGAGTTATTTTTATTATATATTCAGAGATTTCAAAAAAATTAGGGATTTATAATGGCTCAGGCTGATGTTCAACATAGATTTTCGGTTGTTATAACTGGTGGAAAACAAGATTGTGTTCTTGATAATAATGATATATATCATGTAAGATTATTTGAAGATATATATTCTTATTGTAAGACCATTCATATTATTACGAAGGATACGAAGGCGTTACATGAAATGCTTCCCATTGTGGGTGACGAAAAAATCATAGTATCGTATGAATCATTGCTTGGTCTTTCTGGATATTCATCAAAAGAATTTACATTTAATGTTTTAAAAGTTAATGTAAATAATTATAAAGATAAAAATCGCCATGTTGTGGAAATATTCGGTGTTGATAGTAATTATAAAAAATTACATTCATGGAAACATACAAGATCATATTCAGATGATTGTTATACATACATGGATATTGCAAGATATATTCTTGAAACCATAGGTGAAATTGAAATTGGCGAGTTTGAAAATTGTCCAGAAAAAATAAAATATTTTTATAACGGTTTAAAAACACCAATTCAATGTGCTCAATGGTTATCAAGTAGATGTACCAGTGATGTAACAGGAGAGCCTGGTTATCTTTTTTATTCATGTACAAAAGATAATGGGGTCGATCTATTAAATGTTGTAACACTTGAAAAATTATTACAACAAGGACCGTCAATGCCACCATATGATTCATTATATATGGTAAGATCTCATAATGAATATCATATTAATAACATAATTAGTTATGTTATTAATAGACCAGATAAACAAAATATGAGAAAATTATATGGTGCGTATTCATTATGTTGGGATATAAAACGAAAAAAATATATAAAAGTTGATTTATCATATCAAGAAGCATTAACAAAATTCACATGTCTTGGGTCAAAATCATTATTCGCTATTACAGATGATACTGACATAGGTGAATATAAACCACATATCAATATAAATGAGGATGATGAAGAAATATTAAAAAATATTTATTATGGTGATTGGATAAAAAGATATGCACTACAACAAACAATTCAATGTGTTATAGAAGGTCATTCTGATAGGTATGCTGGTGGTATGATAGAAATAAAATGGCCTTCAGCTGATGATGATATACAAGTAGATCCAAATATGGTCGGACTATTTCTTGTTAAATCTATAACTCATCAATGGACACCACTTTCAAGGCCAGTATATCTTCAAAAAATGGTTTTGATAAAGAATGGCTATCATGAAAGTGACCCTAAATTATTTCCGGCATCAAAAGTTAATGATGCCGCTGTTCCTATGGGTGGAGAGACAGGTGGATTACCTGATATGATGTTTATATAATATGTTGATAAAGAGGAAATACAGATGCCAATTAAAAATCCATTAATCGACTTTGAGACAAATCAAGATAAATTTTATGGTATATATCGCGGTGTTGTAGAATGTCGTTACGATCCTGAAAGATTATGCCGTTGTCGTATTCGTGTGTGGGGTGTGCATGATGAATTAAAAGATAAAACTGATAAAAGAGGTATACCGACACATGAATTGCCATGGGCCGAACCAGCATATGGACTTTATCAAGGATCTGTGTCTGGTAATGGTATCTGGACCGTTCCGTTACAAGGATCATATGTGTGGGTATTTTTTGAAAATGGAAATTGGATGAAACCAAGGTATTTTGCAACAATACCAGGAATGCCAATAGAACCTGCCAATCCAGATGAAGGATTCAATGATCCTATGGGTGAATTTCCAAGGGGTGATTGGATAGAAGAACCTGATACTCATAGGCTGATGAAACGTGATAAACTTGGAGAAACAACATTACTTGAGGTCAAAGTTCCAAATGTTGATAAGGGTGTTGATATAGCATTTGGTGGTTCGTGGGATGAACATCCACCATTGTATCAAGCCGAGTATCCATTTAACACTGTTATGTATTCACATTCTGGTATATACACTGAAATAGATGATACAGAAGATAATAGAAGATATCATATATATCATCCAAGTAATTCATATATAGAATTTGGCGAAATAGGTCAGATGATAATTAGGAATGCAGAAAAAAGGTGGGATATATGTGATGATATGAAATTTGAGCATGTTATGAATGACTATCATCGTAAAATAGATACCAATAGAACATCTCTTGTTATGATGGATCAATGGGATGAAATATATTTAAATAGGTATTCTAAAATACATATAAATGATAGGAAAGATGTATTAAATGATCAGATATATCATATATTTAATAATAAACTTGAAAAAATAGATATTGATAGAAAGATAGAAGTATTGGTAAATAATCATGAAACGATAGGTGTCGATGAAAAGTCACTTGTGAAAGCTAATAGAACATATGTTACAGAGTCGGTAAATACAGATTATACAACTGGTGAAAAGAAGATATATTCAGCCGACAAAATACATATAAATAGTGCAACCGAAATTGTAATAGAAGCCCCAACAGTAAGAATAAAAGCCAATAATTTTCTTGATCATGCTGAATTTACAGAAATAGCACAAGATTTTTGGTGGGGTGGTATTGCCGAGGGATGTGCTAGATATGCAGAAACTGCCGGAATAGCCGTTCCAGGTGATCCAGAACCATTTGAAGGTGATGTATCACCAGAAGCCCCGGTATCACCAACAAAACCAGAAATACCGGAACCACCGGTTATAGATGACATTCCGGCCCCACCAGTTCCACCAGTTCCACCAGAATTATCATATGATGATATTCCACCGGAAGAAGACCCCTGCCCTCCAGAGGAATGTGAGGAAATTAGTTCTGTTATTGTTTAATAAAACATAAATATTATTATAATTGAGGATATTTTAATGTGGAAAGATTTAGATATTACATTTGAAAAGAAATTAGATGGTGATATTAACGATATGATAGATAATGATGCCATTCAAAATTCATTAACAAATATATGGAAAACACTACAAGGTAGTAGGAGAATGCTTTGGCCATTTGCATCGCCATCATGGGGTATTTTATTTGAACAAATAGATGAAGTCACAGCTAGACAAATAGGAGAGCTTCTATTACAATCAATAGAAAGATGGGAAGATAGAATACAAGTGGAAAATATCCACGTCACAGCCAAACCGGACCAAAATATATTTATAGCCACATTGACATATAAAGTAATAACAGAAGGTGATACAACATACATTTTTACAGATGTAATACGAGCGGTTTAAAATTATGGATATAGATAAAGAATATAATGAATTAATACCAGAATACCTTGAGTCAGATTTCGCAAGCGCACTGGCAAAAAATGTAGATTTATTAAAACAATCAGATACATTTAAGGACTATAATTATCATGGTGCCAATATGACCATGATTCTTGAATTATTGGCATATTTGACCGATTTTAATTCATTTCATACAAATATGGTGGCAAAAAATGTATATATGGAATCGGCCAATGTATATGAAACTGTACATGCCCTTGCTTTGTTGAAGGGGTATTATCCAAAAGGATATATATCAGCGTATACATCTATAACATGTGATTTGAAATGTAATTACATCGATCAGCAAGGAAATATTACTAATTATATCTCCAATGGTGACCAATTATTGATAAAGCCATGGCAATCATTAGATATCGGTAAATCATCAATAAATGGTGATAATATTATTTACAATACAACTGATGAATATATTATAAACATTAATAATGACGAAATACCAATAATTAATGATACAGTATCATTTGAGTTCTTTATGAAAGAAGGTGTTATAGAAGAACTCAAATACACATATAAAGATATAATTGATAATGAAATTATCTTACCATTCCATACATATGATCATGGTACTTATCCATTCACAGTACCATCTATTTCTGTATATATTAATGATGAAGAATGGTCACGAGTGCATGATTTTTATGATGACATGTCTGGGTTAAAAGAAGAATATGATGAAGTGTATATGTTTATATACGATAAATATAAACGATATGCTATAAGATTTGATACATCAAGACGTGTACCATCAAAAACTGATATTATAACAGTAAGATTACTCAATTCTAAAGGGCCTGATGGTGCTATAGGTAAAAATGTTATTGATATGCCATCAGATATCAATAATTTTGAGATTTATAATATAACAAAAAATATAATAGTTCCTTCATCACAAATTATAAAGTTCACCAATAATTATTCTTCAATATTAGGATCATTACCAGAAGGTGTTGAAGATATTAAAGTATCATCAAGAGTTAATATACATTCGCAATATAGAAATGTTACTGCTAAAGATTATAGATATCATCTTGAAGCAAGAACAGATGTTGCTAAAGGATCTGCTTGGGGAGAACAAGAAATAGATCCAGGTAATGTTCTTGAATACAATAAGGTATATATTTCCGTTGTTCCGCCAGAAGGCATAGATTCATTATTTATTCCTGGTACAATAGACACACAAATTGTTAGATGGACTGAAATTGATGATATATCTCTATCACAAGACATAGAAATACCATCATCATATAATACAGATTTTAGAGATGATTTATTGGTTTATCTCGAACCACGCAAAATGATAAATGCCTATGAAGTTCCTGTATTACCGAAAATTGTATATTTTAGATTTGATATTGGTATTCGTGTAAAAAGAACCTACAATTATTCGGATGTTAGGGATGATGTGAGAAATAAATTAATATTCTTTTTCAACAGAACACTTAGAAATTTTAATGAAGAAATATCATTCATGGATCTTCATAATTTTATAATGGATCAATCAATAGTATCAGAAGATGATAATTTTGAGAATATTAAAGGTGTTGATAATCTTGTTTTAAGGGAACTCAAAACATACACACATTCTCTTGGTTCTGGAAATGAAGAAATAGTATATGAACCAAATAATAATAATTTGTATCCAATGTATACATATGAATCGTTTGATTCATATATTGATAATAAACTAAGAACAATAAAACTTGGATATGACCAATACCCAATGTTGGCCATAGATATGTGTAGATTTTATACAGAAATATAATAAGATAATATGCAAGGTAGATTTTCAGATTCCCCTTACTTTATGTTAAGGGATTTCTTTGACGAAATAAGAAAAACAAAACATATACCACAACCAGAAATGGATTATAGGTGGGATGTTGTTTTTGTATCAACATTTACTAATAGAGTAAGTGCTGGTAGTGTTGAATATATTGATGGTAATTGGAGTTTATCAGATGGTGATGATAATGATATTATATTTACCGATTTTGCCAATAATACATACAACATTATTTATCATTTCAATCCAAATGAAGAACATGCAACAAATTCATATATTGTATCACCATTTGTAAATATTACAACACATGGTAATGGTATTGTAAATCTTTATGTGAAAGAACCGGATGAAGGGTATATTCCTATATCAATCAAACATTTGAGTACCAAAGGCGATAGATTCAATTTTAGTACCACAGCTGGTAGAACACTAATATCCGGTGATACCATTGTAGCAACATTATCTGGTTCCAGTTATCAATTTGATTTATATAATACTAATATACACGAAGGATTTTCAACATATTTCAATAATAACAGGGAAACATACTGGCGTAAAGATTCATTGTTTCATGATTGGTTAAGAAAATATGCCCATCAATATTATATTGATAAATGGGGTATAAATATCGATATAAGAAATTACATCAATTATGATAAAATATTTCTGTTATTTCATAGAATATTCAAATCTCATGATGAAAAAACTTGCCGTATCATTTTTTATGGTATGAAAAATTTTGTGATGGATGCAATACCAGAACATCAGAGAACACCAAAATTCAAAGAATTTATGGATATATTTTTTGATGAATTATATCAAGAAAATCATAATCAATTAAAAGATATTTGGCATCTTTTAGATGCAATGATGACAGCATTTGAATATCTTGGATATCTTTCAAAGTTTTACGATATGTTTGATGTTGATCAATTTGACATTAAAGAATTACAACTTAGAGAATTTGTTCGTGATATGATATGGATTCTTAAAAGAAAAGGAACATATACAGATTTCTTTATTCTTTGGAGAATTTTAACCGATACATCAAATAGGTTAAATATTTATGAGAGATGGCATACAAAAGATGTTGATTCTTGGCAAAATTGGCCATCCAATATAGATCCTACTGATATTCAAACATGGCCAAATTATCCGTATTATAGTGATACAGATGGGAAAACAAATGTCCCATCTACTGAATGGCATGATACAAATTATATCCTTAAACCAGAATATAGACACCCACCTATATCTGGTGGTGCTGGTTCTATATATTATCAAGATAATTATCCTTGTTCACTTGAAACATATGAATCGTCAAATATGATATTATCTACACATTATATTGTCGAAATTGACATTAATAATGAGCCTATGGATGATAATGAAGTTCTTTCAAAAAGAACATGGGATAATATTAGTTCATATTGGGAATATTTAAGACCTGTGAATAGAGTTTCACATTATAGAATTGTATTAGCACCTATAACAAATTTTTCAAATGAATTTGTTCCATTATACCATAATTTAAGGGGAAAAACAGCATTTGTACAAAGCAAAAGTGTTTATTATTATGCTCTGGTTGCCGGAGCATATATCCATAGACAGGATGTTGGCTCAACAGAATGGATAGTTCATCATAATCTTGGTGCAAATGTTCATGTTCAAACATTTGATGATACATTTAATGAAATGATACCGGGTGATATTGTATTTGATTCTAATTCTGTATTAAGAATATTATTTGATTACGAAACATCAGGGTTTGCATTGATCAAAGCGGCCGATTCAACAGCCGTTCAATCACCTATTACTGATATATGGAATATTACTAATACCCTAAATAATGAAAAACTCATTATCAATTTTTCAGAAGATGATGAAAAATCGTATGAAGGATCACTTGAACTTATATCACCGGCACAATCACAAGCAACATTTAGTAGAAATAGCATTGAAAGAAGAAATGTAACATCAGAAGGTAATTTTGTATTCTTTCAAAATACACCAGCAGAAGAATGGATTGTTGTTCACAATCTTGGAACCAATGGTGTATTAATGAACGTGTATGATATGAATAACCAAAGAATCAACCCATCCGATTTTGTTCTTGAAAATACTGAACAAATGAGATTGTATTTTAACCAACCTCAAGATGGATATGTTGTTCTTTTAAGGGTTGGTAATTTTAATCTTGATAATTTTGACTTCGGTGATGTGACAATAAGATTATACAGGCATGTTGGTGATATGGAAAATGGTGTATCTCCAATTTATACAACTCATGCTGATTGGGTATTGGAAACATCAGACGCATATTATATACAAAGAACAATACCACAAGAAGAGACATTTACATTTAATGAAGTGGCAATATACCATGAAAATGGTGAATTGTTATTCTATACAAAATGTTCTGATACATATAATCCAGAGAATGTAATGTTTACATTACATTACAGGATACAAAAAACAACATAAATATAGATATAAAGAGGAAATAAAAATGGAAAATTTGGTAGAAAAATATTTAGTATCAGAATCGGATAATATGAGCGGATATTATCCAACCAGATCAATAAATACCGATGTTGATAAGATGAATATTTCTTTTAATACTAAGAAAAGAAAACAAGCGTTGCAAAAAATTAAAAAATCATTAAAATCCGCAAAAACAGAAAAACAAATAGATACTGTTGAAAAAATGATGCATAATTTTATGAAAATGTATGGTGATACACCATGGCAATTTATAAAAACAGAACTTGGTTTTAATAAAGGTATATTTGGCCAACCAGAAATGGATTATACTTTCGGTGATATGATTAAATACAAAAGAGAATTATTAAAACATAATAAAGGATAAAAATATGAGATATCATTTTTGGGGCTTTATTGTAAATGAGGCTGGTGAACCAATAGAAAATGCAAATGTTACCGTTAAACTAGCTGGTACTGATACATTAGCTTGTTTATATCTTGATGAGTACAGTTCATATAATACCTGTAATACATCAACTGTTCAAACAAGCCCGCAATTACAAACACTTGATAATGGGTATTATGAATTTTGGATAGCTGATAGCACCGAACCACATGGGTATAGATATGATCAGAAATTTAAAATTGAATGGGAAAGAGTTGGTGTTGCCTATGGTATGGTAGATAATATAAATATTTTACCCACGACCGCTCCAACATTTCCAGCAAATCTTACGTCATGTACCAGTGCTGGTCCAAGTGGATCAAATATATCAACAGAGATGAATAAGCTTGTTTCTGATGCACTTGTTTGTCAATGGAATAGTCATTGGCGTGAAATTACAGAAATTGGCGAAAATCCACATGGTCTTGATTTTGTAAATGTTAATGAAACGGATGACATAAGAAATAAGATCATTTCAAATGCATTAGGATGGAAATGGGATCATCATGTAGATTCAACAGTTCAATCTTATAATGTATCGGCGGGACCACCACACGGTATTGAAGAAGTAGATCTTAACAGTGTTGATATTCTTAGAAATAAAGTAGTATCAAATAAAGATATGCATGAATTGTATGTTAATATGTTAAGATCATGGGAAGGTCTTCTGACACCATCTATGTTTGTTTATACCCAATCAGAAGGATGGTATACAGACGTTGTTCATAATCTTGATGCTTATTATCCTCATGTCACATGTTATAATAACAGCACGCATGAAATTGAAAAAATGGCCACAATCAGATATATGGATAAGAATAAAATTAGAATTATTGTTGATACGGAAGATCCTTTTGATATTTCACCACAGGGATTTTGGGTTAAAATATCAGGTTAGATTATGCGTTTTATGGATTATATCAATCTTTCTTCTAAGACGGAAGAAGAAAGTATATTTAGATCATTGAAAA